TAATTACGGCTACTTTAAGTTACTCTGTAGAACAATATGGACGAAGCATAGTTATAGTACCTAATAAAGACCTTGTTACACAAACAGAAGATGACTATAAGAACTTGGGGCTCGATGTCGGGGTATTCTTTGGGGATAGAAAGGATATTGGTAAAACTCATACGATATGCACCTGGCAGAGCCTTAATTCAATGGACAAACGATTCAAAGATGGTGAAATTGATACAGGCCTTAAGACATTTGCTAATGGCGTGATATGTTTAATGGTTGACGAAGTACATATGGCTAAAGCAGATGTACTCCGTAAATTATTAACAGGACCGTTTGCTACAATACCTATACGTTGGGGGCTTACCGGCACCATACCAAAAGAAGAGTGGCAGTATGCTAGTTTAAAAGTGTCATTAGGCGATGTAATAAACAGATTAAGTGCATCAGATTTACAAGAGCAAGAAGTTCTTGCAAACTGTGAAATAAATATTATACAAGTACAGGATACAGTTGCATATCCTAATTATCAATCCGAACTTACCTACTTAACAACTAACGAAGATAGGATAGACTATCTTTCTGAATTATTTAAAGACATAGTAAAAAATGGCAATACCCTTGTTTTGGTAGATCGTATTAAATCAGGTAAAATGCTACAAGAAAGGCTTGGAGATGAGAGCGTTTTTATATCAGGTTCCGTTAAGTCAGCAGAGAGACGAGAACAATATAACGAAGTACAAGACTCTAACAACAAAGTCATTATCGCTACTTATGGGGTTGCATCTGTTGGCATCAATATTCCTAGGATATTCAATTTGGTCCTCGTCGAACCAGGCAAAAGTTTTATCAGAGTCATCCAATCAATTGGGAGGGGTATTCGAAAAGCACAAGATAAAGACTTTGTAAAAGTGTGGGACATTACATCCTCGGCAAAGTTTAGTAAACGACATTTAACCAAACGCAAAAAGTTTTATACGGAAGCAAAATATCCGTTTACAATAGAAAAAGTTACAATATGAAAGTATTAACATTAGATAACCTACCTTATGAATTAGATAACGTACCAGAAGAAATAGATGATATACGTTATTCTGTGTTGGATTACACCGATCCTAATGACGCAGATTATATTTTTATGCCTTTGGTATTCTTAGAATCATTTAATGCACCAGCCGCTGTATGTCGGATAGGCGAACATCAACTTAACATACCATTAGACTGGAGTCTAATTATTAGCGAACCTGATATTGGAGATGCAGAAATAATGCCATTAATGACATTAAATGATAGAAATTTTAAAGCATTTTGTTTTAATCCACTTACTGATATTATGCCTAGTTTTTTACCAATTGGAATAGAAAATATATTTTCAGAAACTAAATGGTTTTTTCCTAAATTAAAACCTGGACATATTTTAACAATACCGTTAGAAGAGAAACCAAAACCAACATGTGCATATTTTGTAAAAGAAATTAATAAAGTTCCTGATATATTACGCATCGAACAAATATGGATTTAAATGTCTAGCGTTCCTTTAAAAGATGTTTGTTTAGCAATTGACAAACGAAACAAAACATTTTATAATAACTTAGATGCTGAGCAACAAAAAAAGTTTAGTGCATGGCTTTATATGCGATATGCTTCGAGTGTTGACGGTCCTATATTTAGAGATCATTATTTAGAAATGGTTAATGATCTTGTAAATGTTAATTTTAACGATTTAACAAAACATAAAGAATTACAGTGGTTGTTAATATCATTATGTGGTATAGGTAAGAAACAATTTCATCCTTGGATTAAACCAGGTAAACGTAAAGAAAAACCTAAAATTAAAACTTGGCTAGCAAAAGCATTTCTTAATTTAAAAGATAGTGAATTAGATACCCTTATAGAATTAAATACAATAGATGAACTCAAAGACTATGCTACTCAACAAGGACTTACAGACAAAGAAATTGAACGAATCTTTTGAATGTAAATATTGTCATAAATCTTTTAAACGTGAACGAACCCTTTCCGTTCATATGTGCCAACAAAAACATCGTTATAATACAAAAGACGAACTTCCTAGTAGATTGGCATTTGAAACATTTGTTATATTTTATAAAACATGTATGTCTGGAAGAACTGTACAGGATCGTCCTCCGGCATTAGCAACATTTATTAACTCACCAGAATATAGTGGATTTTATACATTTGGGAAATATTTAGCAGAACTTAAATTACCTTTAAATCAACAAACAGAATTTATTTCATTTCTTATTAGTAATGGTGTTAAAATAAAAGATTGGATAAAGAGTTTTGTTTTAGAAGAATTTATTAAATTATATTCATTAAAAGAAGATCCTAAACGGGCAGTAGAATCTGTAATAATATTAGCAGAGGAATGGAGCAATGAAAATAACAGACATTGGACAGAATTTTTTGACAAAGTACCCGCGAGTATGGCAACTCATTTTATCATCACCGGACGTATTAGCCCTTGGATTATTTATGGTACTAATGCTGGTCAGCGGATGGTGGATAGATTAAATGAACGAGAATTGGAATTAGTAGTTAATCATATTAATGTTAATACGTGGAAACATAAATTAAAGAAGTATCCTGCATCATTAAACGAATTAGAAATAATAGATAATACATGTAAAATATGACTGATATTGATATAGATTTAAAAAACAGAGATGATGTGTTAAACAAATTAAAACACATACCTGCAAGCATTATAGGAAATATAGCAAAAAAACACAATACAGGTGTGTATTTTCATGACATGCCACACGATCCAAGCACCAATTTAAGCACTATAAATTATAAAGAAGCAGAAGATTTAGGTTATTTTAAAATAGATTTGCTAAATGTAAACATTTATGAACATGTTAAAAATGAAGCACATTTAAATAAATTATTAGAAAGAGAACCAGACTGGAATTTGTTACTGCATAAAGAAATAGTACAGCAGTTATTTCATATACACGATCATTACGATATAGTTGCACAAATGCAACCTAGATCTATAGATCAACTTGCAATGGTACTTGCTATTATAAGACCAGCAAAGAGACCATTGCTGGGAGAATCGTGGCAATCAATACAAAAGCAAGTATGGTTAAAACCAAAAGATAATTCATATTATTTTAAAAAGTCTCATGCTATAAGTTATGCGTATGCAATTATAGTACAACTTAATTCGTTTTGCGAATTAACTGAATCTGTCGACGCTTAACTCGTTTTTGCATTACATCTTGTAATGAAATAGTGGGTCCATATAGTATTTCAAAATCTTTAATAGTAAATGTAGATAAAATAGATTTAAATGGTGCCCATCGACTACCTAGTATAATATTAATAGGAATTGTTCTATTTGATTCCCACCACCATTCTTCACCTAGGTCCAAGAAAAGTCTTTTTTCATCTTTTTCTTTTAATTTATTATAAACATAAATTGAGGCTATATTACTACCGACATTCTGTACTATTCCAATGTACTCGTTTGTTCCGTATCTACATAAACTGAGAAATGGGAACTTATCTAAAAATTCTTTAATTTCTGTTTCTAGTTCCATAATTAATTTGCGATAAATATATTTAAGTGAGATAAACGTATGGCAGAAACGCTAACACTATTTAAGTATGATACCAACATCCATTTTATGTTGGCAGATGATATTAACAAAACGGTGAACCCTCCTATGAATAATAAAATTATTAAAGTATATAAAGGCGTCGACAGCGCCTTAAACTTCTTTATCAAAAATAAAGATCGAAAGCCTGTTAGTTTAACATCCGGCACACTTACAGCATATTTAGTAGACCACACAACCAACAAATTGTTATTTTCTAGATTGGTTGAAGAAATAGATAATACCACAGGCCAAGCAAAATTAACAATTAGAAATAAAGATTTAGTAGGTGCCGAACCAGGTTTTTATGATCTATCATTAACATTTGAAAATGTTGATGGAGAAACATTAACATTATTTGCAGATAGAGCAGATAATGTAAAGGTAACAGTTGAAGTTAAAGATGGTCCGATTCCAGCATTTTCAGAATCATCAACAATAACATTTACAACTCCCGGAGGAACAGGAACCAAAGAATACAGTTCAGCAATAGAAGTTGCATCTATTTCTCCTGATACTCAAGGCCTTCATACCTTTGTTGCATACCTAACAAATTATACTGGTAATCTTTCTGTTGAAGGATCAATTGAACAAACAGCCGCAGGATGGTTTCCTATTACAATAGATTCCGGCGAATATAAAGCATATTCTGAATCAACGTCATTGGATCCTATTAATTTTACTGCAAATTTAAATTGGGTTCGATTTGCTCATGATCCCGACGCAGGTAATGCAGGAACGGTTGACAAAATTCTTTATAGAAGTTAAACTATATGTATGAGTATAGTCATAGATGTTGTTAAAACAAATTTACCTATAGATGCAAAACAAACCCCATCTGGTTGGCTAACAATAAATTGTCCTTGTTGTATACATTTTGGACAGGCACGACCTGATAGACGGCACAGAGGAGGGGTCATGTTTACTCCTGACGAAGGCATCGTCTATCATTGTTTTAATTGTAATTACAAAACTGGTTGGAAACATCCGGATAGATTTTCTGATAAATTTAAAAAATTATTAAAATATTTAGGCATACCTAGATCTGATATACAACGACTTACATTGGAAACAATGCGAGAAGCAGATTTAGTACAACCAGTAAAAGCAGAAATACCTGAATATAAAATAAATTGGCCAGAAGTTAAATTGCCTTCTGGTTCTAAACCATTAAATGAATGGGAATTTAATCCGTTATATAATAAGGCAATAGAATACATTAGTCATAGAGGATTATTAGATTTAGCAGACTGGCATTACAGTAATGCAGTAATAGGGCAAATGCAACAGAGAATTATATTGCCATATAAGTACAAAAGTAAAATAGTAGGTTTTACTGCACGATGGACAGGAGAAAAACAACATAAATATCCTAAGTACTATCAACAACAACCAAGAGATTTTGTTTTTAATTTAGATGCACAAATCAATAATAGAAAATATGTTTTAGTTACTGAAGGACCATTTGATGCAATAGCAATAGATGGTGTAGCAATAGGTGGCAGTAACATAAATTATCAACAAGCACAAATAATAAATCAATTAGGTAAAGAAGTTATATTTGTTCCCGATCAAGATAAAGCAGGTATAGATGTAGTACGACAAGCAATTTATAATAATTGGCCAGTAAGTTTTCCGCCTTGGGAAGGTGTTAAGGATTGTGCTGATGCAGTTAACAAATATGGTAGACCTTTTACTCTTAAAAGTATACTAGATTTTGTAGAGACAAATAAAACAAAAATAAAAGTTAAAAGCCAATTATGGAAATAGGAATATTTGGATGTTCGCACTCCTTTGGTACAGGCAATGAAATAGTAGATACTTTATATGAGTTAAATGAAAATAGCACCAATACACTTAAAAAAGGGTATGGTGCTATATTAGCAGAATTATATCCTCAACATAATTTTACATTATTTCCGGTACTAGGAGGCGGTAATAAAGATATATTAGAAAATTTAACATATGCAATAGAAAATAATCCGTGTGATATGTATATTGTACAAACTACACAATGGCATAGATTTACATTTGGTGTATTACAATATATAAAAAAATTATTTAATATTGGTAAAAATATGCAAGTATATACATATGATACTGGTACATATCACGGACAACGAACAGATATAGATAAAAAATATCTACCAAATTATTGTGCTACATTTCTTCCATGCCAGCCAATTTATTCAGATGTACCAGGAACAGGACATAGTCAATTTATTTGGGGCAAAGACTGGTGTGCTGAAGGCGCCGATGAAATGAAAGAAGTATATGGTCAAGCAATTACAACAATTATAATGGACCATTTTGCTTCTAATTATTTTTTAGATGAAAATTATATGATGTTTAATATGTTAAATATGTTATCTCAACAACATAACATATGGTATTTTTATTGGAATCCTCCATTTGGAAAAGTTAAAGATTTACAATATGTTGATCCTAAAACTAGGAAAGATGTTTTAGCATTAAAAATAGATCTATTAAACGAAAAATGGAAAACAAAAACACGTGATAAAGAAATACAGTCACAAGATATTGAAACATTTTTAAATAAAAAAATTGGTACAAAAAAAGTAGTTACAGATTATGTAATTGATAGCGGTACACATTTAAATAATAAAGCACATAAAATGGTAGTAGATTATCTATTATCAAATGAAAATTTTAAAAAGGAACTAGAATGGATGTAGGAATAATAGGAGATTATAATTCTTTTATGACCGGAGAAGATGCAATAAAAATTATCTGGGATAAAACTTTTAGTCAAGATGGAAGTATTATAACCAATAAGAAGGATGATCCCATCGGATGGGAAAGATTGTTAGCAGAAAAATTTGAATTTATAAATTTTGAAGTTACACCATGTTGTAGTAATAGAGATATTTTAGATAAATTAATATTATCATTACAAAGTAGTAAACCAAAAGATTTATATATTGTTCAAACTACAACTTGGTATATGACAAGAATGGGTATTGTTGATTATGATGGTAATCAATTTAAAGAAAGACATAATCTTACATATAATGTAATAGATCCTCGTAGTTTTGTAGGGAAACGATATCCGTCGGCATTAGTACCATGGCATCCTGATTATATATTTAATAAAATACCATTTACTCCAGGTGGGCCTATAGGTGATCCATCTACACCTAGATGGATTTCACAAACAGATGCTGATGTTGCTATTGATACTTCCGGATTATTTGAATCTGTTTTTACTAGTTGTATTGATAATATAGTAAATCCAAATTTAATTGACGGGCTAGATGATGCTCATAGAATGAGAGCAATTTATGGCGAATTAGGTAAGGTATTATTACATGATCATTTGGGTTCGCGAGCAAAACAAGAAGAAGTTTTTGCTGAAATGACTTTACTAAATTTATTAAGTCAAATGCACAATGTTTGGTATTTTCATTGGTTTCCACCGTTAGGTAGAGTAGAAGATTTTAATTATATGGAAGATCCCAGCAAATCAGGTGATCACATTTCTGATTTTAGACGGCAAAATAGAAAAGATACCATTGGATTAAATTACGCAAAATTAGAAAGATTAAACACAGATAAACGAATACATCCATTTAGTGTAATGGATTGGATAATCATGACATATAGAGATAAAATAGATAATGAAATTGATTGGTTAAATGAAGCTGGTCATCGAGTAGTATTTGACGAATACATTTTATCAAACGACACATTAATGAATATATTAAAAAATGGCTGAAGAAATAAAAGAATATACTGAAGATATGCAAAAACTTTATGTAGAGTTTTTATTATCGGATTCTGAATTATATGCACGATGTCAAGCAATTTTAGATGCGGAATATTTTGATAGAAAATTTAGAAAAAGTGTAAAATTTATACAAGAACATATATCGGGTTATTCTGCATTACCGACTACAGAACAAATTAAAGCAGAAACAGGAGTACAATTTACTTTAGTTAAAGATGTCGACGAACGACATCAAGATTGGTTTTTAGATGACTTCGAACAATTTTGTAAACATAAGGCATTAGCAAATGCAATTCTTAGTTCAACGGACTTATTAGAAGAAAATCAATTTGGTGCTGTAGAAAAAATGATTAAAGATGCAGTTCAAGTTAGTTTGGCAAAAAATTTAGGTACAGATTATTATGTAGATCCAGCAGATAGATTACGTAATTTGAAAACATTAAATGGAGGAACAAGCACCGGTTGGGAGTCAATGGATTCTAAACTATTTGGTGGTTTTAATAAGGGCGAACTTAATATATTTGCAGGAGGTAGCGGAGCAGGTAAAAGTATATTTTTACAAAATCTTGCAGTTAATTGGTCGCTAATGAAGTTAAATGTTGTGTATGTTAGTTTAGAATTAAGTGAGGATTTAACTGCAATGCGTATGGATGCAATGAACACTGGTTATTCTACAAAGGAATTATATAAAAATTTAGATGATGTAGATTTACGTGTTAAAATGCAAAAGAAAAAAGCAGGAGCAATTCAAATAGTACAGTTAGTTAGTGGATGTACAGTGAATGATATACGAGCGTATTTAAAAGAATATACAGTACAAACAGGTATACGGCCAGATGGTATAGTAATAGATTATTTAGATTTAATGATGCCTGCACAAAAGAAAGTACCACCGAGTGATTTGTTTATTAAAGATAAATTTGTTAGTGAAGAACTACGAAACTTATCAGTAGAATTAGATATTTTATTTGCAACAGCATCACAATTAAACAGAGGTGCAGTAGATGAAATAGAATTTGATCACTCACATATTGCAGGCGGTCTTAGTAAAATACAAACAGCAGATAATGTTATTGGTATATTCAGTTCACGTGCAATGCGAGAACGTGGGCGAATACAGATACAATTTATGAAAACTAGATCTAGTAGTGGTGTTGGACAAAAAGTCGATTTAGAATTTGACGGAAATACTTTACGAATATCTGATTTACCAGAAGGTGAGGAAGAAAGTCCTGCTGAAGATATATATGCAAAACTTAAAAAGAAGTCAACACTTTCAAAAGTAAAATCTGGATTGACCGATAACCAAGTAGTTGACGATACAGTCGACCATACAGATAAATTACGAAAAATGTTAAAAGGTATGGAATGAAACAAGAAGACCAACTTAAACATGCTAATTATTTTACTACAAATGTAGAATGCGATCAACTGAATACTGCTGATTCGGTTGCAAATCGGGTATTACTTAAAATATATGGAGGTATAGGTGATGTATTAATGTGTTTACCTATAATACGTAAATTATCTGAATTACATACCGTAGATATTGCATTGCGAAATGCTAATAATTCAGATATAGGTGAATGGACAGAAGAAATAATACAAAATAATCCTTATGTTAATAATGTTTATACATGGAAATACTGGACAGCCCATTTAAGTGAATTACGAGTATATCGAAAAGTTGTTGTTTATAATCCCTTTCCATACGATCAAGAAATGTTTTATGCCCAACCTGTGCATAGAATAGATTTAGCCGCCGAATTAATGGGAGTTACAGATTGCAAACCACATGATATAAATGTTCATTTAACAAATGAAGAAAACAAATGGGCATATAATAAATTAGAACTTATTAAAAATCCTGTAATTATTCAACCAACAATATTACGAGATCCATGGCCAAATAATCAAGGCAAACAAATTCCATTAGAAATTTATCCTAGGCTTTTTAAAGATTTTCCGGAATTAACCTTTATAGGTATTGGTTCAACAAAAGGTAACAATGGTGATGGTATGAGTTTAGGAGAATGGGATAATTATGTATCTTTTATGAATCAAACTACAATTAGGCAAGCAATTTCATTATTAAAATGGTCAAAATTTCATATTCTTCCTGATAGTTTTTTAGGACATGCAAGTGCAGGATATAATAAAAAAGGTATAGTTATATTTGGAAGTACATCCCCGCAGGTATTCGGATATGAAAATAACTATAATCTTTGGTATGCTCCACCATGTGCTCCGTGTAGGATACAATCAGAACCAACAGAATGGCATCAAGAATGTTGTATTAAAGATGGAATACCAGTAGAATATGATAATTTAAAACGAAATGTTAAGAAATTAATAACTGAAGAGCTTTCAGGAGTGCTTGACCTTGAGTAGGATGCACATCTCTGCCACTTGCCATTAAATTAATGGCGGCATTAGCATTGTCTTTTAGTTGAGGACCTAATTGAGGATCAGGATGCAAAGCTGACGGATCTAAGCCTTGTATAGCACCAATTACACCAGATGGATCGGCAGGTTCGTCTGCTTGGGCTACTGCTTCTTCGTCAGGTGGTGCTTGCCACCCTGCTTGGTATGGACTTGCTTCATCTATATCGAACGCTCTCATAACAATATTTAGCTAAATATTATATAGTTTTAAGAGGATTGTATATGACATCCACAAAGAGTTTATTTGAAGAAATTAGCTCAATCGCAACTAAACGTGATAATTCATTATTAGTTGAATCTAGAGCAGAACATATTATTGCAAGTGTTATTAATTTAATACATTTAATACAAGAATCGTATTCGCAAGATCAAGCGGCCGATTTAAATAAACGATTAATAAATGCAATACGAACTGAAGATGTACGCAAATTTACTAGAGGCATGCGTAAAATAAAAGAACAGGTCGAACATGAAAATTAAAGACATTTTAAATGATATAAGTCCACGAATAAAGGCAAAAAAAGATTTTACAACAAAGCGATTTAAAAGACGCAAAGGAAAGGCCTTTCATTCCAAACCAGATTTTCTTGACCACAAATTTAAAGTTTCTAATATTACAAAGCGAATAAAAGGCGCATTGTGTGATGACATTAACAACGATACAGAATGAACTAGATCTTCTAGTAGAAGAAAACCAAAGTAAATTTCAAATAATTAATACTTTAACTGAAAGTAGATTATTTAGACAACCTCAAGTATTAAACAATTTAGGCAAACAAGGCCTCAAAGACTTAACTTTTTTATATATACTTTTATTATACATATTATATAACGAACCCGAAACACATGAAAAGGCAGTACTTTACGCAAAACGAACCAAATCATATCGAGATTTTGAAACTTTTTATATAGGCGGAACAGATTTGTATCTGCTTATTAATGCTAACTTAGGCTCGATCAATAAACCGCTATTGCTTATGTTTCTTGATCGCTTGGCCAATGCAAATATAGAAAGAGAATTTGTTCAACGATTTTTATTAAATGCACAAAATACTTTACGGGTAAACAATAGTGTTTTGAGATCTGCTAGAAGATACGTTCAAGATTGGCATGTAATGGGGCAACAACGCAAATACCAAACAATGACACAAATATTATCATTTGTACGAACAAAAGCACGATACGTAGAAGTTTATGATGATATAACCGAAATTCAACGAAAATACTCATAATCTGATAAATAAAATAACAAGTAAAGTTATTAAGGAGATTAATTATGGCTTTAGCAGATAATAGCAAAAAAAATGCAACAAATTCCAATTATGGCGGACCCCTACAGGTTGTGGCTTGCACACTTTCTGGTGTACACACGAATCACACAGATTCTGATTCTGATTTTTCAAAGGTACTCAGTGCAATTGGACAGTGGACTACAGTATTAGCATGGCAAACACCAGCAAGTAATGCAGTCATTGTTATATGTGAAGGTGGCATTGCTTTAACAGCATGTCCCACAGCAACCCCTGGAACAATCATTCCTGCGGAAGGTGGATGGTCATCTGGTAATTGTGTAATTACCAACCATATAGTTTTAGCATAGTACATATAGAATTAAGGCGTCTTTTACTAGGCGCCTTTTTTTATGACCGCTAAATACGAATAAAGGTTACATGGCAACATTTCATGATGCCGGAGAGTTCATCGGCGCAAATATTGAGTTCTTTTCAATATTCAGTTTAATAGATTTTTCAGACTCAGATATGGGAGCAAATGCTTCACCTTATAAAGGTGACGGCACTAAATTAGATTTAACAAATATTGAATCTAAACCTTATCATCAAGCTCAAAATTTAAATATTTTAATTCAGTCTATTGGTTTTAGATGTCAACCAGTAATGATATCTGTAAATTCACAGTCAGTCGGTATTACATCATTCAATAATGCCCATAGTATAGACTTGGGTTCGACGTATACAGGCACAAAAACATTATGGACAATAAAATTTGCAACAGAAAATCCTGGTGCATGGAATATTATATTGTTACAAAATGAGCTATACAGCATGCCTATAGAAGGGTCAGCCAGTTTAACTGACTCAACTAACAATATTATTGGAAATATAATAAATACTAATATTGATGATAATGTCAACAGAAACACTATCATCGAAATGGCTGAAATACTTTAGGCAAATACTGGCTCCAAGTCGATATTACTATATCGTGTAATTAGTGTTAAACACTAGTAAAAGTGATTTGGATTATGAGTGACATAGAAAAATCGAGCTTAGAAGCTCATGTTGAAATTTGCGGCGAGCGGTATACTCGTTTAGAAGATAAACTAGAAGATATTGTAAGACGCATAGAACGTAGTTATGTACGATTTGATAAGATGGAGCAATCCATAAATGTTATCAAAGAGTACGCCACAAACCATCATACTGATAGATTTAAAGCTATTGATGATAAACAAATCGCCATGGATGTTCGTATATCAAATGTTTTAAAACTAATTTTATCTGGCGCAATTCTAATTATTGGAACATTAGTCGCTGGCATCTTTACACTTCTTCCCTAATAACAATAAATACAATAACAGGAATTAATAAATGCATATTATCGAAGTAGCAGAGCCTCTTATTGAAACAAAAATTGTTTGGGCAAAAAAAGGCAAAAACAATATTACACGAAAATACAGATGTTCTTTCGGTAAACGAAAGGGTAGAGTTGTTGCGAGTCCAATGCAATGCTCCGCTCCAATTGATATGAAAAAACGATTTGCACTTAAAAAAACAAAAGCAAGGTTAGGCTCTAAAATGGCACGAAAAGCAAAGAAAACTAAACGGTTTAATCCTGCAAGTAAAAGAGTAAGGGCGTTAAATAGACAATGAAAGCATTATTATCATTAAATGAAAGCACTACAGCCGAAATACTTGCTGATTTATTACAGATAGATCCCGAACAGGCACAACAAATTGCAGGACAATTACGACTTAGTGAAATATTAAATCTTGTCCAAGAACTTAAAGCAAACAATATGTGGGAAGCAAATGAAATTTTAAAACCTTACCTAGCAGAATTAGGATCTGGCAACAAAAATGTAGACAGCAGGGCAAAACAACCTCCTAAAAATGATTTATCAACATCAGCAGGAAGTCAAGTAAGCGGCCCAGCAGGAAGCCAACAAGTACCAAATAATGTATCTAGTTCTACTACAGGATCACAAAGACCCAATCTTTCAGGACCTGAAACTCCACCGGGCGAACAAGCACCTAATTACACAATGGATATAAAGAAAGACGGTCAACCAATAGCATCTTCAAATGTTGGACCAGACGGAGCGGCTAGAGCTATTAGAACAGGACCAAAAAGTTCAGGTAAAGCGGCAGGATTGCATGCCTTGCGGGCTGTAAAAGGAGTTCAATGAGAGTAGTAGAGGTAGCAGGACCGTGTCCTGTTATGGTATCAAATAAAGAAGCATCTGTTTACGATAAAATATGCGGTAAACACGGTTGCACTAAGGAAGATTTGTCTGAACGCGAAAACATGATCGTAAAACAACTTACATCTAAAGGGGTTGTTGATAGGATTAATGGTCGCTTTTATCCAAGTTTTCGATAAATAATATAAACTGAGTACGGGGATTAAATTATGAATATTTCAGACTTTGACCATGGTAAAACCAAATTAGATAAAATTAACAAATATCTAGAAGAAACATTTGGGTTTTCAATTAAACAAGAGGATGTTACAGAAAAAGCAATAAGAAACATATTGCATAAAGTTAGAGACAAACAATCAGAGATTGTTAATGAATCTAATGTTAACGACTTTCATAAGCATCCAGATTATGCTAAAACTATTATGGTTGCTGAAGCATTAGCAATTATGTTAAAAGAAGTTTCCCCGACACAAAGAAAGATTAAAGCAAAAGTCAAGGAATCCAAAATGGCCAAAAAAGTCGTAGAGCACAAAGGCACAACGCCTCATAAACATCCACATCCAAAGGTGGAAGCAAAACAAGAAGATACTAAAAAGGAAAAAGTGGAAGAAGTAAAAAAAGTAAAAGAAGATGTTAACCCTCGTTCAGTAACATTGGCAAATCTTCGTACACTAATGGAACAAGATTTAGATCAAGCAGAGTTAGTTCTTGCCGCCAAAGATATGGTAGATAGATTACAAAAAATGGCAGAAGATTTAGCATCTATGCAAGTAGAAGATTTAATGCCATTAGTAGATGCCATGCGTGAGTCTTTTGGAACAGAACAAGCAAATGCATTTAGTGCATCAGCAGATGCAACATTGGCCGCGGCATTGGAAACAATTAAAGCAACCCGTGAGCAAATGGACCAATCAGTAATGGTGCTTACAGGCGAAGGTGCTCCTGCTAATGATATGATGGGAGGCGAAATGCCACCAGCAGGTGACATGGGGGCCGAAATGGCTATACCTACAGAAGATGAATTTGCAGGCGAAGAAGCCGCCGCAGGTGTAGAAGGGGAACCATTAGGACGTATTCCTAAAGAGTCTGTTCAAACTGCTAAAAAACTTTTGCTTCAACATGCAAAAAACGGTAAGTTAACAAAAGCATCTATTAAAGAAGCCGCTCAAATTTTAGCTCAAAAAAAAAATTCGTAATAACTGAAGCTCAATTTCGTAGTCTTTTTGAAGGGGATCTTATTCCCTCACCAGAATATGCTACAAAAAAAGGTAAATTATTTAGACAATTCCTTGACGATACAGGTGAAAATATTTCTACGGGTTGGAATAAATTTGTAAAATGGTCAAAAGTAAAAGGTGTAGAAGCCGCAGACTGGGCAGTTGATCAAGCAGGCGATCTTGCAGATTTTAGTTCTGGTTTTTATAAAGGGGTGACAGCAGAACCTGAACCTCAGAAAATAAACATAGGAAAGAAATAGTGCGAGCCAAAGAAATAATACTTCAGGAAGACCGGTGGGATCCTGAATATATAAAACATGAAGTGCTAACATTATTAACTTCTGCGGCGGCCGAAGGCATTACCCAATTATCTCCAGTAAATTTATTACAAGATCTTAAAGCCATGGGATATCCTATGACAATGAGTGGTTTATTTGATTTATTACAAGGTACAGAACTTGTTAAAAATATGAACAGAGATGTTATTGAACTTGCAATTACTGATGCAGATATGTTTTCAAATGTAAAAAAGAGCGAAGCAGATGCAAATAAAATACATAATACAGCAGTTAAGCAAGCAAATAAGGAAATAGGAATATAAAATGGCTTACTTTATTAGTGCAAAACAAGCAAGAGAAAAAGCAAGAAAAGATTCTGTTATTAATTCAGAAACAGCAAGCATCGAAGCCGCAGTTTTAACAGCAGTAGAATCTAATTTACTTACAGCAACCGTAGATGATGGTACTACAATGACAGAATCAAATAGTGGCGATGCGGCACAAGTTCTTGCTGAAAGTTATCATTCTGTTTGGCAAGGTGGCACCACTGATGCAACAAAAACAGATCAAATGGCACAAGTTATTAAATATTTTGTTGACTTAGGATTTAGTATCCATAGAGAAATAAACACTTCTTCAAATACTACATTCAAGTGGATAGTTAGTTGGTAACATGAATATTGCAACATATAACGAATTTATAAAACTCCCCTTTACATTTGATATAGCAGAATTACGAAAATCTACATTTATAGTAAGAAATATAGCAAAAGCAGTAATTGGCCAGGATTTTAATGGTACAAGTACAATTTGTTTAACTCATAAAAAGAATGGTGATCCGTGGGAAGGCCAAAAAATAAGAGGCTTTTTTTGGACACGCCCAGACGATACATACGAAGAAGTTACTCGAGAGGAACCGTTTAATGAGGCTGAGTTTACAGAATTTAATGAACATTTTAAGCATACATATTTTGCAGAGATACATAAGTTTTTAGCAAAAAAATATAAAATAGGTAGAATGCGTTTAATGATGCTTAAACCTAGATCAACTATAAGTTGGCATAGAGATCCCGATAAAAGAATACATATTGCTATAACATCTAATGCAGGTTGTAGGCATATTATAGAAGATGTAGTTAAGCATATTCCTGCTAACGGCCAAGCATGGATCCATGATGATACTAAATATCATACAGTTACTAACGGAGGAGAAATTCCGAGAGTGTCGTTAGTTACAACCCTTTTAACTTAATATATGATAAGAAAAATATTTGGTGAAAGTATAGGTATATATACCTTACCTAATGCAGAATCATATAATGATGATTTTATTAAGTTTGCATATTACTCTAAAAATTTAGTTGAGAATACAGATATTTTTAAACTAATGAAAGAGTCTGGTGCTCCCCAAGATATGAAAGATCATATAGAACCATTTATTCATAGATCACATCATATACCAGGTTATCCTTTAAAATTTTTAGATGATGTAATGTGGGCATTAAAAGAATATACAAAAGAAATGGGGCAAGAATTTAATCAACATAGTTTTCCTTATTTGGTACCGTATGTATCGCGAGCATGGACAAATATAACTTCTCAAGGAGATTATATAGGATCACATGATCATGTAAGATTTGATGCTAAGTTTAGTGTATCGTATTATCCTAAATTTTTACCTGAGCAAGGAGATCTACATATAGAAAACACTGGTTTAAAAGCAACTAAAAGAACGTATCCTTGTAACGAAATGCCGGCAAGAGATAGAATTGAAGGCAAAAAAGGACAAGCAGTAATATTTCCTGGATACTTAAAACACCACACAGAAATTAACAAATCACCTGAAGATAGAATATCAACTTCGTGTGATATTAAATACTTAGGAATCAATAGTGATCTTCCTCCTCCAAAAGTGGTAGAAGATTTAACTTCTGCATTTCAACAAGAACTTAAAACAAATTTTAAATTATGATAGATGAAAAATGGACAATTAAACGAATCATATGGTTTTCATTAGGTATGCTTTCGTTGGGTATGGCTTATATAGGTGTAGTTACACCAGGCATACCATTTAGTATATTTTTAGTTTTTGCCGCATATTGTTTTGCTAAATCTAGCAAAAAATGGCACGATTGGATTTACAATCACAAATATTTTGGACCGTTCTTAACTAATTGGGTTAATTATAGAGTATTTCCTTTTTATGCAAAAATTTCTATGATTATTGTTATGTCATCTACACTTATTATTACCTGGTTTATACTCCATAATTTGACTATGATATTATGGAGTGGAGGGTTTATGTTAGGTGTTGCTATATGGGCATGGCGGTATCCTAGTACAAAAGAAGAACATGCTCGTCGACTAGAAAATGGCGAAAAAGTTGGTTGGTTTAGTTGACAAAATTTGACATAGATGTTATACTATATACATGAATCTAATAGCGAAGTACGACTATCCGTCGTTAAAACGATTTAATAGTTCAGGTAAAAGGTTATATAATACCCCATCTGGTAATCTCCCCTCTGTTACATCAATCTTAGATAGAACAAAAGATAAGACATTTCTTGTAGAATGGAAAAAACGAGTAGGTGAACAAGAAGCAAATCGTATAACAAAAGAAGCATCTGGATTAGGAACCTTATTTCATAAACATTTAGAAAATTACATATTAGGTGAAGAACGACCTAATGGTAATAATTTTGTTTATAAATTAGCCAAAGACATGAGCGAAGTTGTTATAGAAAAAGGGCTAGTTAATATAAATGAAATATGGGGCTCAGAAATAAGTCTGTATTATCCAGATTTATACGCAGGTACTACAGATTTAGTTGGTGTTCATAATGGTACACCAGCAATAATGGATTATAAAAGTACAACTAGACCTAAAAAAGAAGAATGGGTTGAAGATTATTATTTACAATGTTGTGCATATGCATTAGCCCATAATGAATTATATGAAACTAAAATTAATAAAATAGTTATAATAATGTGTTCACGAGAAGGCCAGTATCAAGAATTTATATGTGAAGGCAAAAAATTTGAAGATAAATGTGAAAAGTGGACCGAACGATTAGAAGAATATTATAAATACGAAACTAACCAATAAAAAGAAAACCAAGGAGAACACAATATGAAGCCAACCTTTTTCCCTAATGTCAGGTCATTCCATCCTGGCATGGGGCAAGCCGTCGCCGAACGAACAGTATTACGAAGAAAACCCAATGGCGAATGGGAAAACTGGCATGATGTAGCCAATAGAGTAGCCATGGGCAATAGTTTACTTTGTCCAAAAGAAGGCGATAAAGATAGAGAATTTAGATTATTAAAAAAACATATAGCAAAAGCAAGTTTGTTAATGAGTGGCAGACATTTACAACATGGTGATGAAAAACAGCCAGAAAGAAATATGGAAGTGTTTACAAATTGTGCTACATCTAGCACAAGTTTTTTACTTTTTTATTTACTGTTAAATGGTTCAGGGGTTGGACGATGTTACGATGACGACATGATGTTAGTTGATTGGAATAACGCACCTCAATTACGATGTGTTTTAGATGAAAGCCATCCAGATTTTGATTATTCAGCACATACATCGTTACGAGATGGTAAACATAAGTATGGTCAAGGTGCAAATACTCTTTGGTACGAAATTCCAGATAGTAGAGAAGGTTGGGCCCAAGCACTAGAACTTTGGGAAAATGCCACCTTTGAAAAAATACATAAAGACAAGATGCTAGTATTAGATTTTAGTAAAATACGAGCAAAAGGAACACCCATTGGGGGGATGCAGAATAGGCCAGCAAGTGGTCCTGTATCTTTATTAAATGCCTTTGAAAAATGTGCAACTATTAAAGATGCTGGCATGGAGCCATGGCGACAGGCTATGTATGTAGATCATTACATGGCCGAATGTGTACTTGTAGGAGGCGCTCGACGGGCCGCTAGGATGAGTACCAAAACATGGAAGGATAAGACTGTATTGGGATTTATTACAGTTAAACGACCTATAGAATATATTGGACTAAACATGGATGACATAGTTCAATATAATAAAGAATCTGCATATCCTCCAATGGGCTTTTTATGGTCTAGTAATAATTCTGTAACAACAGATAAAGAGTTTTGGAACAGAGTTAATGTAAAACGTGGAGATGCCAAGTATAACGAAGATATAACAAAACATGCTAGAGCCGTGTTTAAACTGCTTACAGAGGCCGCTTATGCTGACGGAACAGGTGAGCCTGGTATACTAAACTCCGATATGTTAGTACAAAATGATGAAGGATGGGACGATCTCAATCGTGGCGACTATGCAGGTAGCAAAAAATATCAACTTAGAGAAGATACTCAAATTCTAATGAGTCGTCTCGCGAAACGTGCAAAGAAGAAAAAATATCATACAATTACAAATCCTTGTGGAGAAATTGCATTAAATGTATTAGGTGGATTTTGTGTTATTGCTGATGTAGTGCCTTTTCATGCGGATACACTAGATGAAGCAGAAGAAGCCTTCCGTGTTGCTACGAGGGCGTTATTGCGTGTAAACGGCATGAATAGCATATATGGTAAAGAAGTTAAACGTACAAATCGTATTGGCGTCGGAATGACAGGAGTACATGAATTTGCTTGGAAATTTTTTAAATTTGGATTTAGAGACTTAGTTGATGAAGAAAAATCCAAGGAGTTTTGGATGACATTGGCTCGTTTTAATAGAGCAGTTAAAGACGAAGCAAAAAAATATTCTGCCTATTTGGGTCAAAGTGTACCACACACAATGACAACTATTAAACCTGCAGGAACAACAAGTAAATTATTTGGTCTTACCGAAGGATGGCATCTGCCAGCATTGGCATGGTATATGCGATGGGTGCAGTTTAGAAGCGATGATCCATTGGTAGAAGCATATAAAACGAACGGATACCCACATAAGGAACTTGTACAGTATAGTGGTACAACCGTAATAGGATTTCCGACAGAACCAGTTATTGCTAGTTTAGGGTTAGAAGATAAACTGGTTACAGCAGGTCAAGCAACACCAGAAGAACAATATATTTGGTTAAAATTAGGCGAAAAATATTGGATTCAAGGTACAAATGAAGATGGTACATTAGGCGAAGATGTAGGTAATCAAATTAGTTATACACTTAAATATGTTCCTGAAATAGTAGATTATAAGCATTTCAAAGATATGATGTTAAAACATCAATCTACTGTACGAGCGTGTTCAGTTATGCCACAAGCAGATATTTCAGCATATGAATATCAACCAGAGGAAGCAGTTTCTAAATTTAAATATGAAGAAATTAGCAGAGCAATTGCAGTTGCAATGACAGAAGACATAGGTAGAGAACATATTGATTGTGGTGTTGTTCCGGGTGGTTGTCCAATTGATTTTGATGAAGAACAAAAACAATGGGAACTTGAAGAAGAAGATCCCAAAACAACATTGTTAAAAGAAGTTGCATGAATGTAACAATTTACACTATTGATAATTGTAAATTATGCGACCATGCAAAATTAATAATGGAAGAACGGGGTGTCGAATACGATGAAATTCGTATAGGTATCGATATACCAAAAAAAGAGTTTAAAGAAAAACACAATGCAGATAAGGCTCCGCTTGTTTATTATGGTAATTGGCGAGTAGGCGGAGCCAATGAATTATGGAAAGCAATTTATCGAACAAATTTAATTCCTGTTAAAATATCCGCAGTAGATCAACTCCTAAAAAACAAATAAATATGTTAGTAGAAACAAGAAAAAAAGGCGATGTTATTACGTTAAAATTAACAACGTCGGAAGAGCTAATAGGTTCTTATGAAGATGATGATACTGATTCATATACTATTGATAGACCATTTATGATAGCAATGAGCCAACAAGGTATTGTATTAATGCCATGGTTACATGCAGTAGATATGCAATCAAGTAAATCAGTAAAGATTAATAAAAAACATATCGTTGCAGTTGCTGAACCTGTAGAAAGTATAGCAAAAGAATATAGTTCACAAATGAGCGGTATAAAATTAATATAAGGAAATATGAATGCCAGCCGCAATGACAGAATTAACAAAACCTCCAAGCAAAGTTTGTGTAGCAAACGGCTTGGAAATGATGGATTACAGTCGAATAAATTTCATCCCAAATCCT